GTCTGCCGCGCCGGTGCCGTCTACGCGGGTGACTGCGCCCGCGTTCGCGTTGCCTTTAGCTACCATCTAGTTCTCCTTTTCGAGATCCTTGTAGTCCCATTCGTACGACGGGTCGAAGATGTCGACGTCGTCCTTGCCCCTGTTGCGCGCCCTGCGCACCGCGCCTGGCAGCTTCGGGATGCTTTCGAGGGCCTTGTACGCCGCGCCCAGCGCCGCGCCTCCCTCGAAGGACTCGGGGGCATCGCCGATGAATGTGGCGTACTTGTCCTTGTTGATCGTACCGTCGGGATTGTGCAGCAGGAACGAGCCTTCCGGCGATAGCTCCCTGAGCGGGTTCCCGTTGCTGTCCGTCACGATGCTGCCGTCCTTGTCGCGGAGGTAGTCGTTGAACGCGAACCGACCGGAGCCGTTCTGCGCCCACTCCTCCGTGATGTTGCCGGGGATCTCCTCGGCGCCCTCGCCCGCGATGTCGACCAAGGTCTTCGCGCCGGGGATGTTCTTGAGGGACTTGTCGACCCATTTGCCCAGGCCCGGGATCTTGTGGCCGATTCCGCCGAGGCCGTACTCCATCCACGGCATCAGCATGTTGCCGGCGACCTTCTCCTTGATCGAGTCGTCGTACGCCTTCTGGTAGTCGTCGACGTCGTACCCGGCGTCCTCGATCGCCTGCTTCGCATCATCGTCGAGGTAGCCTATCGATTTGAGCTCGCCGTTCTTGCCTGTCGACGTCGGGTCTGTCTTGCGGCTCGCCATATAGGCGTCCGACGCGGCGGTTAAGAAGCCGATATAGGGATTGACGTATTGCGCGGATGACAGCGCGATATCGGCCAATTGGGGAATGAACTCGCTGAGGTTGATGGCCCCGTTCTCGTTGGTGAGGATCCCGTTTTCCATGGCCTCCTGCGGCTTGTTCCAGTTGAGCGGGCCGAAGTCGTAGGATATGCCCTCGTCTGATTTGAACCCGCCTCCGCCCGCGTCCTTCGCGGTGGTGTCCTGGATCAGGCGCTTCACCTGCCCGTAGGAGAGCTTGTCGCCGTTGTCCATCTCGTATTCCTCGTTCTCGTACGAGGGGGTCCAGATGCCGGAGTCGGGATCGTCGAGGGCATGGATGACCGTGACCATCTCGTTCCATGCGGCCGGATCGGTCTCGGTGTCCTCGTATCCCTCGCCGTCGAAGTCCCAATAGGTCCCGTCGTCGAACCAAAGCCTGTAGGTGCCGTCGTCGTTCCACGTGACCATGATCTTGCCGTTGTCGTCGGTCGCGATCGGGTTCTCGGCGGGGCGGTATTCGAGGCCGCTGCCGTCGTTGAGCTTGTACACCGGGTTATCGGACCATGCGTCGTTGACGCCGGTGTACCAATCCGCGGCCTTGTCGCGGTCGAAGTCGTCGCTGCTCATCTGCTTTCCGTCGAGGGTGATGCCGTAGGCGTTGTTCGCGCGGGCGTGCGCGACGCCCTGCGCCCACCTCGAGGGGGAGCCTATGACGTTCTGGGCCGCCATCTTCCAATACGCGCCGTCATCCGGCGTGTATGGGGCGAACCCATGCTCCAGCTTCTCGATCTCCTTGTTGTACGTCTCGTCGTCCTTGATATCCTCGATGGGCCTTCCCGGAATGCCCGCCTCGCGATACTTGCGCATCTGCTCGCCGGTGATCCAGTTCGACGTGAGGTTGTTGGCGTTCAGGGATCCGTCGTCCAGGCCCTGGTCGACGTACGGGTCCCAGGTCTCGTCGAACGTCTCCCTGTCCTCTGGGCGGACATCCTGGCCGGCGGCTTCGAGGTTCGCGCCGCCGACGAATTTCGCGAGGTGGCCGAACCAGTCGTTCTGGTCGGTGTCCTTGTCGTAGCCCTCGCCGGCGAACAGGTCCTCGTATATCTTGTTCGTTTCGTCAGATGGAACGCCCGCGCCGTTTTCGGAGGCGTCTTGGTTGATGGCCCATGACGTTACCGGGTTAAGCCCGCTGGCTACCTTCTTCGACGACGTGAATCTATCGGCGGGCGTTTCCGACATCACCGGCTCCGTCTTCTGCTGCTGGATCTGCAAGGGGCGCTGTATCGGCTGGCTGCTCTGGGCAGGCGCCGCCTGCTTCGGAGTCCAGCCGGACGGCGACCAATCGATCTCGCCAGACGGGGAGGACGCCCAATTCGTGACGTCCTGGGAAACGTCGCCTCCCGCGTCCTTGATCGGCTTCGCGGCGGACGACACGACCTTCTTTATGCCATTGATGATGCTTTCGAGACCCATAGCAAAATGCCCCTTTCGTTAAGACAGGGGCATTATATCATTCGGCGTGGTCCGGGCATCCCGCCGAGAACTCGGTATTCAAGCACCCGGGATGGATGCCGCATTCGTGCACTGGCACGATGACCTGGCCTTTGTATTTCGTGTGGGCCACTACCGGCCCATAATGGCGGCAGTCCTTGCACCAGGAGTAGACCTTGGCCTTGAACTTGCCGTCCTCCTCTTTCCTCTTGAGCCACCCCGGCTTACTGCCGGTGCCTTGAGGCTTCCTCGACTTTGCCATGGTGCTCTCCCATCATCTTCTGCCTGAGCTGGTCCCATTCGAGCGTGGAGTGGGCGTTCCTGATCTTCCATCCCTCGAACGGGTTGCCGGACCGGATGTGGTCGGACAGGCTCGGCTGCTCGATGCCGAAGAACCCGGAGGCGACCTTGCGGCTCGGGAACCATCGGTACACGCTCCCCTTCTGCGCGATGACGGGCGTGTGCCTCATGTTCTCGCGGTAGACCTCGACGCCGTTCCAGTCGCGCGCGAACCGGACGAAGCAGTTGCCGGCCATGAGCGACTTCTTGGTGCATGCCTGCACCACGTTGTCGGTGCTGTACCGCAAGGCCTGCGCGCACTCCTTCGACGTCTTGAACCTGGCGATGATGTTCCCGTCGCGCTTGTGCAGCAGGAGTACCTCGCCGCTCTCGCGCGTCGCGACCTCGCGGAGGACCTGGCGGACGTCGGCCTCGGTTATCCCCATGCTCGCCGGGCGCGACGCGGACATGGCGTCGGCGACGAGGTCCTCCAGCTTGTCCTCGAGCATGGTCGTCAGGAATGCCCTCGCGCTCCGCTTCATTTCCCCATGCTCCTCAATGCCTGATCGATACACTCGCGCGCCTTCATCAGGTCCTCGCTCTTGTTCTTCAACGGCCAGCGCCAGAGGTACTTGAAGGCGCATCCGCACCAATAGGAGGCGCCGGAGCACGTTCCTGCGAGGTCGTACCCCTTCATCATGGACGACAGCGCGCGCTTGCAGTCGATCTCGCCGTCGCCCGCGTAGTGCATGGGCGCGTGCACCGGGTCATTCGCGTTTCTTGAAATATCGGCATTCGCCGCCTCTGAAGAATTTCTCTCTCTCATCGTCTCCGGCCTTTCGGTTCTCGTTGAGCAGGTTCAGCAATATGGGGCACTTCCCGCCCTCGCCGCATCTCGGGCAATCCCGATCGCGGATGAGGGCGAGGGCGCTAGCGAGCATCGGAGCCCCGATCCGGCAAGAGGACCGCCGACAGCCTCGTCATCCTCTCATCGGCGAACGTCGGCGACACGCATTCGTCCAGCGCCCTTCTCATTGCATCCGCCATGCTCCACGCGCTTACCACGAAGCAGAAGACCCCATGGTAGTCGTACTCCATCTCGATCTTGTATTCCCTCATGGCACGACGATCCTTCCGCATCCAGGGCAATACTCGAACTTCCCGGTTATGGCGCAATGCTCCAGATCCTCCACGCGGTTTCCGCAAACGTCGCACTCGAAGCCGTTGCGGCACGAGGGGAGCTCGTTCTCATTGTAGACGTTGTGGCACGTCCCGCGGTCGATAAGGCTGGCAAGCTCGTCGAGGACTCCCGCCAGTCCGTATATCCACGCCCAATGAATTCCAGGAACGGCGCTATCGCAGATTCCTTGAACTCGCCTCATCCTGTCAGCGACTTCCAGCCGCTTCTTGTCACCGGGGTTCATACATGATCTCCATTCCGTACGCCGCGGCGATGAAGTGCTCGATGCGGCATCCGCGCATGTTCTCCCACCCTTTGGCGAAATACACGCAGTCGCAGCGGCTCATGACCAGGATGGAGTTCGCGATGTAGTATATCGCCTGGTTCTTCACGCCGAGCTCGTTCATCTGCTCGTCGGTGAAATGGAACACCGTGTCGGCGACCTCGTAGCCGGCCTCTTGCAGCTTGGCGGCTATGCGGTTCCTGACATCGAGGATCTCCTCGTCCGTCTTGCCGCGCATCGGCTGGGAGATCATCGCCTTCTTATTTTTCTTCTCCATGGCCCTTCCTTCGTATCGATCGACTTTCCGCCTGCAATGCGGGCAATACTCGTATTCGCCGTACATCTCCTCGCACGGCTGGCCGCATTCGCGGCATTCCCATCCGCGCACCTCTTCGCCATGGATGGTGCGCGTGGTCTCGGTGAGGTCGAACACCGTCGTCTGCATGTCGGCGACCTCGTCGACGATAACCTGCCCGACGTCTTTTCCATACAGGCGGCTCTCAGTCATCGGAAGCCTCCTCCGACTCTTCGATGCCGGCGAGCTTCTTGGCGCGCTTCAGGACATCGAGCATCATCTCTTGGCTGCATGATTCGGTCTTCTGGAATCGGCAGCCCTCGCATGTGGTGAGGCCGTTCTCGTCGCGCGGCGCGGAGGCATAGCCGCAGCTCGTCTTCTTCGCGTCATTCTCCAGCTTCTCCCAGCTGTCGAGCTTCGAGTACTTGTAATGGCGAACGCTCGAAGGCTTGGGGGTGTAGAAGGTGCAATCGCCTTCCGCCTTCTTCACGACGAGGAGGAGCTCTCCGTCGTACAAGCGATAGCCGAGCACGTTCATGCAGTCGCCATCCACATCCATCTTGTCGCCGATGCGGATAGGCACGCCGTCGGCATCGATTGGCAGCTCCATGCACGTCAATTCGAGCTTGGCTTTCAGCGCGAAGTTCTCGTCTTCGAGCGCCTTGAGCTTCGAGATATGGTCGCTCATGATGCGGTTCGCCTTGCTCATGTGCGCCTTGGCCTGCTTGAGGTGCTCGATGCCGTTTCTCAAATCGTCCATCTTATTCCGCTCCCGTCGAACCGAATCCGTCGTCTCCGCGCTCGCTGCGGCCGAGATCGTCGACCTGCTCGAACTCCGGCATCTCGCATGGAACGAACACCAGCTGGGCCACGCGCTCGCCCTTGGCGATGCTCGCTCCGTGGTCGAACACGCTCGTGAACGGCACGCAGATCTCGCCATGGTAGCCGGAATCGATAACGCCGACGCCGTTCGCCATCATGAGCCCGCGCTTCGCCATGCTGCTTCGCGCGAACAAGAGGCCAACGAAGCCGTACGGGATGTCGACCTTCACGCCGGTGTGCACCATCACGACGCCGCCGTGCGCGACGTACGCGCGCTCCTTCGCGCGCAAGTCTGCGCCCGCGTCTCCATAGTGCATCCGCTTGGGCTCCATTCCCTCCTCGAACTGGCCCTTGCATACCTTCTTCATGCCCTATTCTCCTTTCGCTCCCGAGAGCCAATCGAGGCTCACGTCCAAAACCTGGGCTATCTTGGCGGCCATCGCCAGGGACGGCGTCCTGGCTCCGGACTCGTACTGGCTGATCCTCGGCTGCGTGCATTCCGCGCGAGCCGCGAGCTGGGGCTGGGTGAGGCCTGCAGCCTTCCTCGCCCGCCTCATCCTTTCGCCGAACGTCATTGCGGCACCTCCTCGTACCAATCGAGATCCTCCGGCTCTGCGCCGAACTCGGCCCAATCCCCGACGTTCTCCTTGATCGTCAGGAAGTAGTTGATGAGATCGGCGGGCGTGATGTCGCCGCGGTCGCCGAGCTTGTCGAGCGTCGGGTCGTCGAGGTAGTCCTTCAGGCGGAAGTCCGGGCGGAACTCCCGGATGATGAAGCGCCTGCGGTGTGCCTCCAGGGCCAGCACCTGCGGCGCGTGGTTCGTCTCCATCAGGAAGTTCGCGCGGCACGGCACGGACATCCAGGCGCCGGTAGGGGTCTTGACCTCGAGGTTGCCGGTGATCATTCGCTTGAGCCATTCGAGAAACTTCGCGCTCGGGTCGCCGACGTCGTTGAACGTGACGACGCGCTTGCCGATGAAGTTGTACGCGATGACCGCGGCCGCGTGGCCGGAGAAGCTCGGCTGTGGCGCGTCGGTCAGCGCGAAGTCGCCGTAGAGGCGCTGCACGAGGCCCATGAACATAGACTTGCCGTTGCCGCCTCCGCCGACGAGCACGTGACTCTTCTCGCGGTACGGCTGGTTGAAGTGGTACATCATGGTCTTCTCGAAGAAGTAGGGCTCGCCGACGGCGAGGTTGAGGGTGTCGAAGAACGCCTTGATCGCGTCGTAGTTGTGGGGTTTGACCTCACTCGCGCCGAACTCGGGGTATGTGGCGTCGAACTGGTCCTCCGCGAGCATGGCGGTGTCGAGGGTCTTGAGGTTGACGTAGCTGTATGTCCCGTCCGGATAGTCCAGGCGCATCACGTCGCGCCACACCAGCCCGTCGCTCACGGGGAAGTAGCCTTGGAAATTCGTCTCCAGGAGGGACATGGCCGCGCGGGCCTCTCTCGAATCTGAGTGCATGTAGTAGCTGAGCAGGTCGACGGAATCGCCGAGCGTGTGCAGGGTCTCGCCCTCCCTGACGTAGATCGCGTCTCCGGCGAGCAGGATGAGCTGCGCCTTCAGGAGCGACGCCACCTTGAACCGGTAGTCGTCCCTGTCCGGGCAGGTCGGGTCGTACGGGTCGTATCCGCCGTAGACCGCCGTCGCGATCTCGTGGAACCTGTTCACGCACACGCGATCCTCAGCGCTCTGGTCGAAGAGCCAGTTGTCGAGGGAGCGGACCCTCGCGAGGCTGTTTGTCATAATGGGTATCTCCTTTCGCTCTATACCCATTATAGCATATTACTCATGGTAATTATTCGGGGAGCGCGAGGTTTTTGATCCAATCCGCGGATTCTATCTCCTGGTGCTCGACGCTCGCGGCCGACATCGTCTTGCGGCCGCCGGTGCGCTCGAGGACCATGCGCAGCGCTGCGTCGCGCTCCTGCTTGACCATGGCGGACGGCTTGCGCTTCCGCTCCTCGTCGGGATCCCAATAGATGTCCTGCACGCTCAGCGCGTACAGTGCCTTGCACAGGGCCATCATGACCGTGTCGTCGGGAAGCAGCTTGATCTGGCTCGCCGACTCCATCTGCATGATCTCGTTGAAGCAGTCGGAGAACTGCGTGCGGTAGCCGTCCATGTCGATGTCCCTGGGCAGCCCGCCGTCGATGCGGTCGATGATCAGTTGGATCGCGCGGATGTCCTCGTTGAAGATCGCGTCGGTGAAGAGCCGGCACACGAGGAAGTCGGCGGCGTTCTCGCTGCCGCCGTTCGGGAGGCGGATGAGCGCGCCCTTGCCCCCGACGCCCTCGGCGACGGCGACGACGTCAGACATCCGCATCGTCGCGAGGGACGCGATTCTTTCGTCGAGAGACCGCTTGCTTGTCTTTATAAGCTCCAGGTCCGGGCTTGAAGATGTTCGCGTTCGTCTTTCCGGCATCGTTGGCCTCCTCAAGCCTGAGCCTCAATGAGTACGGGCGGCGCTTGAGCGCCGAGTATTTCGAGAACCGATACACACGGCGCACGGGCTTCCCCATGAACGTCGTCGGCCCGGTGTAGTCGGTGCAATAGTATTCGAGCAGCTTGTTGATGATCTTGCACGCGCTTCCGTCGGCAGGCGAGGGCTGGCGGCCGTAGATGTATGCGAAGACTATGCTGGCCGTCGTGCGCCAGCCCTTCTTGTTCTTCTCGACCGATCGCGCGTACCTCGTCTTGCGGAGGAAGTCGCGGATCTTCTTGTCCATCGCGTACAGGTCGTCGTTGGTGTAGTTCATCCAGACTTCCATGTCGGTGAACTCGATGGGGACGTCGATCGCGTCCTCGGATCGCAAAGCGTCCACGATATCGCCGTCGACGGAGCTCACGCCGCCTCCGACCGCTTCCAGCAATTCAGACGAATCGAGCAATCCCATCGAGCACCTCCCAGACAAAAAAAACGGGGCCGGATACGTTCCAAAACCGGCCCCTATACAGGTCTGCAGAACGCCATCCCCTAGAAATCCCGGTGAGCGAAAGGAAATCTCTGGCGAACCTGTGGCTCCAATGATACAATCAAATCGACGAAAGCGCAAGCACTTCAATCGCGCTACGCAACCATAACCGGGTTTCAGCCCCGGGCCGCTCCACGAGGGCGGCGTGCCGTTCCCAGTCGGCACGTTAAAAACGTTCCTCCCGCAGGAGGCCAGGCGTGACATGATCCGCAATTCAAGGCCGAGGGTTGAGACGAATAGCCGGGTACTGCGCATGGGCGCGATCCCCTAGAAAGGCGCCCCATGCGCGCAGCCATTGCGCCACGGATTGCGACGGTAGGCGATGGGCGGCTCACCCATGCTGCGGAACGAGAGGGAGGAAACGGGCGACCGGATATAACCCGGAAGCCAGCCGACGAGGCCGCATTCAAAAACGAAAAGACATTTCGACCAGCCACCAGCTAGACGATGAACGCGGTTAGCGAGGATAGCGTAAGCTTTTGCTCGTCGCGCTCTATACCAAAGGGAGCACTGTGCAACAGTGCGACACCGCCTGCCCGTCAGGGCGTATTCCAAGCACGGGAACCATGCCTAAACGGCGAACATGGCGAACATGCTAAAGCTGCTTAACCGACTTGCTGGTGGCTGCTGAACAACTCCTAACAATCTAAAATCTCCTGCCCGGTCAACTCCTATCGATCGGCTAGCCCCGTGCGCTAATTGCTGGGCGCACGGGGCGCGGGGGTCGCAACCGCTTGAAGAGGCCTGCGGTTCAGCATGGCTGCGAGGTTCCGCACGGCATGCACGGCACACACGGATAGCGGCGGGCATAGACCGGGATGAACCGGGATGAACTGGGACGACGGTTCGCTTCTGCCCTCTTGGTTCAAATTCTGGAAAACGGGGGAAATTGTTGCAGGGGAACCTCCACATACCAAATAATCCTAATAATCCTATATATACTATACCCCCATGTATAACAGGTATCCAAAGGATACCGTGGTTCACGTGGCGTCGGCTTTGCGATGCATGGGGAAAATGGCGTGCAGAGGCGAACGTGCGACCCCTAGGGAGCACCGGCTTGTCCGTTGTTCGCCTTCTCGCGGTTGTGTTTTAAGCGTCAAACCCATTCAACCGTTTTGCCCGACGCGTTCCTTCGTCGTCTCGTTTCTCGTCATGCACGATGCGCCTTGCTTTTGCGACGGAATCCGTATGGTTCCGTTGTAGGCAGATAGTCAGACAGAAAGGATTTGCCATGTTCCCGAAAGCACAAGGTACCTCTATCTACAAGACAGACTACCAGGGTATCCTCATGGATATCGTCCCAAGGACTGGGACCTACACGTTCACGGATCCCAAAACGGGAGAGAAGGTCGAGCGTCCCAATAGCTGGGATGCCATCTTCTCCGACGGGATCCGTGTATCCTGGCCGACCTACGTCGATGCCAATGGCGAAGTGCAGCCCTGGGCTCGCTTCGATGAGAGCATCGACTTGGCAGAATGCCGCGATAACGGCATCGCTATCCACTTATTCCGTAGCCCAGAGGGCTACTTCCGCCTCGAGCTTGCGGAATAGCCTGACCAAGGGGAGCCATGGGAAACCATGGCTCCCCTTTTTTTATCATCAAGAAAATCAAGAACAAGCCACCAGCTCGTCGATTAAGCTGGCGAGAAAGGAGACGACATGCTAACCATTGGTATCGATGTATTCATACTTCTCATAATTGCAATCGTGATAGGAGAAGGCACGCTTCTCGTCGCGCGTCGTTGTCTTCGTCTCGACGAAGAATCTTCCTATACGTTGTCCGTCGTGTCGCTCGTCACGTCGGGCATTCTTATTGCGAGTTATGTCGTCATGTGCATCGTATTGGATTCGCTATGCTGACGGAGCGTGGCAAGTATGCCATGCCGTCAAACTTTAGTTGGAATCCGAATCCGCAGCCGCGCAAATGCGCTCGTTGCGGAGAAGAGTACATGCCACGGAGTCGCAGTTCCAAGTATTGCGACGCGTGCAGGACGTGGCTGTACGAGCACAAGAAGATGAGATGAATCGGAAGGGACGCAGGCTGTGAGCCTTGCGTCCCTTTTCTGAGACAAGAGACAAGAGAGACAAGAGATAGGAGCGCAAGGCATGGGAGCCTTGCGACTATCTTGAGACCGAGAGACGAGACGAGAGACCGGGACGCTGGAGAACTACCCTCGCGTCCCTAGCCGGGACCCGGGGGTAGTCGCTCAGATAACTCTCAATGGATCAACACCTTGATCGAGAGCTGGGGGCTGCCGCTCAGATAACTCTCGACAAACCAATGCCTTGATTGAGAGCCGGGAGCTGTCGCTCAGGTAACTCTCATCGAATCAATGGGATAGAGGAGACGAGCGCGCGCTGGCTCGCCTCTTTGTTCGCGTCTTCCTTCGCATTCGCTCGCCTCGGCATGCACGATGCGCCTTGCTTTTGCGTAGCGTCCCCGTTTGAGAAAGGAAAAGAGATGGACACTATGAAACACGTCGCCACGATACGACGCACGCAGGCGAAGATAGGATGCGGCATGAGTCTCACGCGAGACCTGCTGACCCTGGCAGGATGGGACGAGAACCTCGTCATCGAGGCGAGCAAGGCAAACCTCAGCGGCGTCGAATCGCTCAAGGCCTACATTATCGACAAGCGATTCAATAAATTGGAGGCGATCCTCAATGATTAATAAGATGATTTGCAAGGTGTTCTTCGACATGAGGCATTGGATTGATATGGAATTCATCGGCGAATGCGAGCTTGGCCTCCTGTTCAATGGCCAAAACGAGCATGGTACTTTGATCATCGTCGCCTGCAATGATGAGAAGCGACTCCCATCTGACGATTATTGCCTGTCGGTATTCGAGAAGGTCGCCATCGATTGCGCGTTTGATATCGGCGATACGAAGATCAAGGACGTAGAGTTTAAGATCGTATCATTCCTGAATCTAAAGAAGAACGACCGCCAATATCTGGTGCGAGTCAAGAACATGGGACAATAACCCCAGGTCAACAAGTAATTATATGAGAGTTAGAGATGGAGCGAGAGATGAAAAGCGAGACAACTGCCGTCATCATCATGAGCGGAAGCATCAATTCCTACAGCACGATCGTGCGCTCGTGCATCAATGCGATGAACGCCTGCGCCAAGCTGCAAGACGCGGACCATGTGGTCGAATTCCAGAAGCTCAAGCACTGGGCCGGGCAATGCCACGACGAGGCCGTGCTTAAGCAGGCCAAGGATGGAGCGCCCTGCAATGGATGAGGCTGTCATGGGAATCATCGCCGGATCCTTTGGATACCTGTTGCTGTGCGGGATATTCCTCGGATGGATCCTGATGCCGATTTGCATTTTGAAAGACGCCAGGAAATTGTTCGGATGGAATCCGAACGATGAGATAAATGCCAAAGAGAAAGAGAGCGAGAAGCATGGCAACTGAGTTTGAAAAGATGGTCGATTTTCTCGACTTATCCTATCCGATGAAGAAAGAGATCGTGCCCTGCCTCATCGGCCCGGTCGGCATCGGCAAGACCGCGGCCGTAAACAAGCATGCGAAGAATGTCGGAGCGAAGCGAGTGGTCACGATCATCGCGAGCCAGATCTTGCCGAGCGAAGTATCGGGTTTGACCATGCCTGACGCGGAGACGAAGAGCATGCAGATCTATGACCATTACCGATTGGCTAGCTTGGAAGATGGCGACATCCTGTTCTTCGACGAGCTGTTGGAGGCCGACCAAAGCGTATTGTCAGCATGTCTCACATTGATCGAGAGCCGCATGATGATGTCCGGACGCAAGCTGCCGGATATCCAGATCATCGCGGCGACCAATCCGACGATCAAGCCGGGAAGCTTGAAGGAGAATATCCGCCAGAGATTTATGTTTCGGGAGTTCGACGTGGACAAGCAAGGAGTCCACGATTACATCTTCAAGAAGACCGGACTCGATCTGACGAAGGACACGCTCAACCAGATCAGGACGAATGGATCTTCATACAACCTGCTGTCTCCGCGAAGCCTTACCAAGCTTTGCGAATGGATGTCGGTGACATCCGGCGAGGACATGTACATGGTTGCGCGGATGATCGACGACATGTTCTCGAGCCATATCGGAAGCGAGATTCTCAAGGCGAAGATAAAAGTCAATGAGAATCAGAAAGTCAAGATTGCATTAAGCAAGATCATCGAAGACAATGGCATGGACGAGACCAAGTTCGAGAACTGCACGCTCAAGGAAATGGTTGACACCTTGCAAAAGATGCCGGAGTGGGAAGAGATATCGAAGACTCTGGCGAATATGGAATTGGAGGAGACTGATGCTGTATAGAGTGCACATGCAGGGGATTAAGCTGCCGCGTCTCTATGTTGCCGAGAACAACAAGGACGCGAAGGACGCGATGGAGATGGGCGTCCCCTTCATCAAATGGAAGAAGGGCAATGACGAACTCATCCGACTGCTGCTTCGGCCTACGCTGGAGCGCATGTTTCCATTCGTGAACTGGAACAAGGTGCTCGGCCCGAAGGAAGAACTGCGCTCGACCTATGTCGAATGCGCTGCCAGCCCATCGATTCACAGCGAAGGCGAAGGCGAATGCGATCGCGACGACGCCGTGGTCGACTATGCCTCCGGAGGATTCCGAGACTTCGATGCCGTCGGACGTGACGGCAACGTGACGACGTCGCTCGAGAAGTTCATGGCGGACAAGACTTCGCGAGTCGACCTCGATGTGTTGCAGGATCTCAACCTCCTGCCTAAGTTCATGGGCGACATCGCAGACTGCATCAAGGTGAACCTCACCGCCCCGACGAGATGGAGCGAGGGATGGAATAAGAAGAAGGCCGCCTCGCTCGGCAACTTCGACCGGAGCGGACAGCTTCCCAATCTCATCATCCTCGATGTCTCGGGAAGCATACCGCGAGGCATCAGCGCCACGATGATCCAGCTGATCGACACCCTGCGAACGCAGTTGTCGGCTGACCTGATCATCACTAGCAGTGTGAGCAAGTTCTATCCGGCAGGCAGCCAGCTGCCTGACCCCGAGGATATCCGATTGAAGTTCGGATTCATGAACGAGAGCTCGCAGTTCTATAACATCCTGAAGACCGAGATCCGCGGACGCAAGTTCGGACACGTGATCGCGTTCGGCGATTTCGACAGGCCCGAACCAAGCAAGTGCCCGGACCTGCCAGGCACGGAAGTCATGAATGTTCATAACTTCCACACCGGACTCGGGTGGAAGCAGAACAATGAATACGAAGTCGGCTATGCGGAATGGACGAAGAGCCTCGCGAACGCGCCGGCAGTCGAGTACAACACCGAATGGTGCGAAGTGATCCAACGTTAGTGGAGGAGAGAAGAATGGCGAAGAGCATGCTGGACTACATCAACGCGATGCAGTCGGCCGAAGGCAAACTGACTCTGGAAGAATGGACCAGCATCCGCAACAGCGGAACCCCCGAGGAGATCGAGGAAGCGGTAAGGAAGATGGAAGAGCAGGGCGGATACGACGCCCTCGAGTAAGTGAGAGAAAGGAAGACGGATGATCACTCAGTACGACATCCCCGAGAAGTACGCAGGCATGTCCATGCAGGAGGCGATGGAGAAATTCCGCCGGAACGCCGGGATGAAATCCATCGACGAGATGAGCGCGAAGCAGAAGATCGATGTCGCGATCGACGTGCTCAAGGCATCGCCTATCTTGGGCACAATCACCGGCAGCTGCTTGCTGCCTACCTTCGACCCCGACGGATGGGGGTCCACTCCGGATGTCGACGTGTTCGTGTTCAGCGAATACGCGCTTGTGCATGCGGTAAGCTATGCCATGTACCAGCTCGGCATGAAGCCTGGCAAGACCACCCAGCGCAGCCAACAGCAGGAGGAGTGGAAGCTCCACCGACTGTTCGAGGTAGGCCTCAACAAGAAGATCGGCATCACGACGTACACGTTCGAACATGCCGGGGTGATGGTCAACATCACCTACAAGATGCGCAAGGACAACGGCAGGTGGGTGCCATTGATGACGACGCCCGACGTGCTCTCGAGCTTCGACATGTCCATCGTGATGCAGGGCCTGGATATCCAGAAGCACCTGCATTACGACATGAGGATCGGGGACCCGATGGTCGCCATCCCGAATCCAGTGCGCAACCAGGATTGCGTGATGTGGACCGTAGCGAAATGGGTCCGCCAATTCGACCGCGTCGTCAAGTACTACAACCGCGGATTCGACACGCGCCCTATGGCGAAGTTCTATATCGAGATGATCGATGACTGCCTGAAGACCGGCTGCCTGTTCGACAGCGACGAGAGCCATGAGATGTTCGACACGTACAGCGAAGACTTCAAGGCGAAGCGAGAGCAAATCGCCGCTTGGCTTGAAGCCCATGAGGAGGACTAATGGATAACAGTATCAAGAACAAAACGATCGAAGTCGAATGCGGGACCGCGCTGCTGAAAGACATCAGCTTCAAAGTCTCCGACTACGGCCATTTCATCGGGACCGGAGCTTCGACGACCGCACAAGACTTGGCGCTGACGCTGATCGAGACGACCATGGACGATCCCGACTTCGCCGACGACGGCTGCCGCAACAACGGCGCCGTGAACCTGTCGATCGCATTGCACGTGCTCGGATGCAATAGCCCCGAGCAATGGCTGCGAGATTTCTTCGAGGCCCATGGGGACCAGTTCCACGCCATTGACATGAATCTGATGATCGAGCACATGCAACGAGTCGGAGACTACCTGTGGAAATGGGGACCCGTCGGCGACGAAGGTGCCGCTTTCAGGTACATGCTGCATTAGTGAATCCCATCATCAAGTAATCAAGCCGCCTGACGACTAGGGGCTGGGCGGCATTAATAGAAAGGCGATTGCCATGAAACTGTACGACAAGAAAGAACTGACCTTCCGCAAAGGCATGCTCGTCACCAAGGACGGCGACGCGCTGCGAATCGCGACGACGATCACGGCGCAGGCCAACGCGCTCGAGACCAAGATGCAGAAGCAGATGTTCCTGAAGGATCAGCCCGAGGCCACGCCCGCCCCGACCCTCGATGGGTTCGAGCGCAAGAGTATCGCGAAGAAGAAGGTCCGCGTCCAGTGCGCGACGCCGCTGCTCGACGAGAAGATCAAGAAGGCCGAGGCTTTCATGAACGAGCTCGACGTCGTCGACAACGCCAAGAAGGTAGAGGCCATGGCGAACGAGTTCATCGACCTCATCGAGTTCGCCGAAGACGACTTCGTGATGGCCGACACCTGCGGCGAGCCCTCGGTCTTCGACACCCCGACGCTCGGCAATCCCCTCGACTACGATTGCGAGCTGATCCTGGCTGGAATCGCGTTGGCCTCAGGCTTGACCGAGGTAGACCTTGGCAAGGTGCTCGACGACGATATCGACTTCGAGCCCGAGCCTGACTGCGATCGCGATCGCGATGTCGAATCCAAGTAAGAAGAAGGGCACGGCGGCGGAGACCAGGGTCGTCAAATACTTGGCGGCCCATGGTCTCTTCGCCGAACGACGTGCCCTCTCCGGCAGCAAGGACAACGGCGATATCAAGCTGGTCGACGCAGATGGCAAGGAGTACACGCTCGAAGTCAAGGCCGGCAAGCAGACGGAGAATTACAATCGCGCCCAGTTCGAGGAATGGTTCCGCCAGGCCATCGAGGAAGGCGCGAACTCCGGGTGCAAGGCCGCCTTGGTGATCGTGAGATACCGGCGATCCATCGAAGACGCCGAGGTCTACTGCCCGAGTCCTTGCGGGATAGTCAAAACATACCTCGATAGTTTCTCTAAGATACTATCGGAATAAAGAAGGAGGGCGACATGCCTAAAGCTTCGTTGAATGAATTGTTGAAGCCAGGGCAGTCGCCCTACTTCGGATGCTACACGGCGGGATTGCACGGTTATAGCATGGAAGAAGTCTCCCTCCATTGCGCCGCGTACGGAATCCCATTGCGCTCGAAGGATGTGCGCTCATGGGAAGAAGGGAACTTCAAGGCGCGCATGAAGGACGAGCTGTTCCAAAAGGAGCTTCAGCGCAAGAGGCAGACGCCCGGCTCGCTGCTAGACCCAGTAGACAGCATCGCCCTGCCTACCACCCAGCATTCGGGAGGATTGCTTCCGAAGGAATACCTGCAGAGGAACGAGAGCCTCGAGTTCTCAGACCTGCGAAAGCTGCCGGATGGGTGGATAGGATGCGAGAAGAGATTCTTCCCATGCACCCAAGACAACAGGCCGATGCTCCAATGGGGATGGAAGCACGATTTCTCGCCCAACCTTATGACGAGGCCGGATGCGGAAGTGCTGAGCCCCGTCCGATGGGTTGGGCAGAACATGCTGTACCAGACGTTCATCGTCATGGATATCGACGGCGTCGGGCATGGCTGCATCGACGAGCCGGTCATCCAATTCGGGAAACTGTTCAAGGATCGGACCCTGTGCTACGAAGATCCCAAGAAACCGGGCAGCTTCCACTTGTATTTCAAGACAGACCGGCTCGTGCCGGTGCGCCACTTCCCCCATGCGAAGCTCGACCTCATGGGCAATGCCGTGAACGCGGCCGTGTACTTCAAGAACAAGAAGAGCAACGGCTTGCCGATGCTCGAACTTAATGAGAATATATGGAACGCCATGATGGCGTACCAACAGAAGCGAAAGGAAAACTAGATATGTCCCTCGATCCAATGGGCATGACCCAAGGCAACTATTGGAACTACAGCAACCCCAACAAGGAAGGCTACAGCACTCAGCTCGTGGGCACGGTGCTCGCGATCCAAGAAGTCCAAGCCATGAGCTACAATCCCGGCGGCCCGCGCCAGCCCCAGTTCTGGCCTGACGGCAATCCGAAGATGAACATTCGCCTGGCGCTCGCGGATGACAAAGGCGAGCTGAAACTGTTCACCTTCCAGCCGGCGGGCAAGGCCGCCCGACAGGGATTGAAGCCGAGCATCCACATGAGCCTGTTCGCTTTGACGAACAACACCGGCATGAAGAAGCTCATCGGCCAGACCATCATGATCGCCACTCGCGAAGGATCCTACGGCGCGAACAACCCGCGTCCATGGGAAGTGGCGATCGTCGACGCCGGCCCGTTCTCATTGTCGATCGGCGAGCTGCCCGAGGAATACAAGGTGCCTCGCGTCCTCGCCAATGAGGGCGCCCATGGCGGACAGACGATGGGCCAGCCCATGATGCAGCAACAGCCCATGCCCGTCTATCCGCAACAGATGCAGCAGATGCAGCAGCCCGCATACCAGCAGCCGCAACCGATGCAGCAGATGCAGTACCAGAAGCCGCAGATCTACCAGCAGCCGTACCAGCCGCAGCCCCAGGCTTCGCAGGGCATGGATCCCGCGGTCATGGCGGCGATGCAGCAGATGGGCGCGACCAACGTCCAGCAGGTACAGCAGGCTGCGCCGGTGCAGGGCATCGCGTACGACGACATCCCGTTCTAAGCTGCGATAAGCTATGACAAAGCTATGACAAAGCTATGACAAAGCTATGACAAAATCGGGGAGCTTCGGCTCCCCGATTTTTTAAGAGGAGGCAATCATGGAATGGAAGCACAAGTGCTCGCTCGCATGGATGAAGGAGAGACAGAAGTTCTTGACGGCGTCCGACGTCAAGGCTCTGCTGCCGTACACCGCGACCGGCCGAGCGAAGAAGATAACCGAGGAAGACTACCTCAAGGTGTACGCGAAGAAGGCGGTCCAACTGACGGAGGCCGACTGCGTCTCCAGGGGAGCGGCCGCGCGAGGACACATCCTCGAGCCATTCGCCATTGAGGAATACAACGCGAACCGCAAATTATCCATGCCGGGGCTGGTCCATTGGGACGACATCGTCATCGCGAAGGGGCCTCAGTATCATCTGGCTTATTCGCCCGACGCGCTGGACGTTCGGATAAACGAAGGGAAGAAGCCGATGTGGCTCGGCGAAGTGAAGTGCTATTCGCCGGAACGGCATCTGTCTGTGGTGAGAATGGACAAGATGAAATGTGAGGAACGCTGGCAAGTGGCGACGGCGATGGCCGTGTCGCCGACGATTAGAACAGCGAGCCTCATCCTGTTTAACCCGGACATGAAGGCCAAGAGCAATCGCCTGTTCGTGAAGTCTTGGGTCCGCTGCGAGCTCGAGGATGAGATCGAGGCGATCGAGGACGTCGAGAGGAAGTGGCTCGATTTCATCGATGAGATCGACAGCGGCAAGTTCCTCATGCTCAACGACATCGTGCCGAAGCATGTGAGAAATGCCGAGGAGATAGAGAGCCTCATCGAGGAAGACCATCGATTCGATCCATCCAACTAAGGAATGCCCAGGTTCGCCTGGGCATTTTTTTTCACTGAGCCTGTCATTTCTTTCACTGAGCCTGTCATTTCTTTCACTGAGCCTGTCATTTCTTTCACTGAGTCTGCAGTATTTTTTAGTGATCCCGCCTTGCTATTTTTTTAATATGGTTGTGACATGGTTGGCGCATGGTTGTATAATCTCTGCGAGATGATAAGCGCAGCGAGAGGAGACCAATGAGCGCTATCAAGAAAGAAGAGCTGGAGGCGTTGGAACAGCAGTACGGCCTGGAGCCGGACGGCCTCAGCTATCAGCACCGATGCTCCCGCATCACGGCCGTGATGAAGGGCGAGAAGTGGACGAAGCCCGAGCCGCCGAAGCAGAAGCAACAGACGCCGACCGTGTCGAGCATCGAGAGCCATCCGCTTTACGGCAAGCGCCTGCTCATCACTCCGATGATGACGCCTGACGCGAAGCGCAACCTGGCGTACGACGAGGTGCTCGGCCCCGAGATCGTCGTCCGAGACTTCGAGGCGGGCGAGCGCATCTACGGCCAACCCGAGAACGTCCAGCAGATGGTCGGCGACTACGAGGTCGTCCAGGTGAACAAGTCCAAGCAAGTCGTCGCGAAGACTACGTTCCCCAAGATCGGCACCGAGATCTCCTATTGCATCGGCAAGGAGCTCGTCCCCGTGGTGCGAGGCAACTCCGGCGAGCGAGGATACATCTGGTCGTTCCCGACCCAGGTGGTGCAGGTCGGCGACACTATGATCCAGCTGTACGGGTTGAAGACCCTGATCCAGGAAGTGTACCCTGAGCTGCTTCCCAAATTCTCCGGCAAGCCGATCATGTCCTACATCGACGGCGTGACGCTCGCCGCGAACATCCCGATGACCGAAGCGCTCATCCGCCAACAGGCTCGAAAGGAACTGATCGATGCACGAGCAGGAATCAATTACTAAGGATTCGCTGCATGATTGGGCGGATCTGGAGACGAGGAGCATCGACGTCGTGGCGAGCTGGGAGAGCCTCTGCTCCACGTACGACTCGCTGAAATTCTCCGATGCGCTTACCGACAGCGAGCGATTGGAGGAGTTCAAATGGATCGTGCACCAAATGAATATCTTCCTTGCGAAGATGCGCAAGAAGATGATGGGATGCCAGGACAAGGATGCGATGGCGATGCTTCTGATGCAGACCTTGAGCCAGTCGGGCGACGTCAGGCTGGACGGGCGGAAAACGCTGGTCTACCAGAAGCTCAGGCAGCAATGGATACAATCGGCGATCAACCGGTTGAGCATGATGGAGGAGGATTCCTATGGAGAATGAAGAGCCGTTGGAGAATAAGGATCAGCAGGCTTCGGCTGACCCTTGGGCGGCGGCATTTGCTGCGCTCGATAAAGAGGAAAAGGGAACTGCTGAAACAGCTCCCGTACCGCCAGCCCAGCCAGACGGAGACGACGGTGCCGATTCCAAAGGCGATGACCTTGGTGAAAGTGCCGCTGGTTCTGAAGGTGAAAACGGGAATGAGCCTGCGGCTGATGCTGGAGGACCAAGTGATATTGGAGGAGCGGATAGCGGATCGGATGCTGGAGCTTACGAGGATCTGTTCCGATTCTCTGAAGAAGAGATAAAGGATTACAAGGACACGCTCCAGAAGAACATCGAGCAGCAGACCCTCCGCGACGTGGCCCAGGCGTACATCAGCAAAGGAGCGCGCAACACGAACGGCCGCCTCGGCGCGACCATCGACGACGCGGACATCTGCAAGCGTGACCGCGACGGCGTGCCCCGCTTCTACAATCCCGAGACTGGCCGCGAGTTCACCGGCGACAATCCCCGCCGACAGGCGCAGGAATGGGTCGACGATTACAACCGCCAGCTTGCGACGCAGTTCAACCAGACCTGCCGAGGCTATGCGGCGAAGCTCATGGAAGAGCAGGGCGTCGGCCTCAAGGTGATCGAGTTCGCCCCCAAGTACGAGAAGCTCGATCCCGTGCGCAAGGCGATGTTCGAGTCCATCATCGAGGACTACGAGATCCACGACAAGGACGGCGACCTCGTCGGCTACAGCTGCGACCTCGACAAAGCATTGGCCGCCGTGAACCGACAGGTCAAGACGATGCAGTCGCGCTTCCACAAGCAGGAGCAGGCGGCTCCATCCGGCCCGGTGCTCGACACGAAGAGCACATCGGCTCCCGGATCCGACAAGGTCCCGGAGTTCAAGTCATTGGCGGAAGCGATGGAATGGCAGCAGACCCAGCTGCTCAATAAGCGAAAGGCGAAATAGGACATGACGAACAAGAAGATGCAGAACATCACCAAGGCCGACCTCACCAACAAGCCCGTCTGCAAGGCCCTCGATCCCAAGGCCGAGGCCGAGAAGATGGCGAAGGACATCGCCTCGATGAAGGAGAAGGCGGACGAGAAGGTCGAGCGCGCCATCGAGCACCTGCACAAGCAGGTCGAGTCGGCGTCCAAGAAGTACCTGACCGTCACTGGCATCGAGGCTGCCATGGATTACGGCGAGAAATACTTCGACGGCCTGCCCATGTTCGAGCGACTGCACATCTGCCAACAGGTGGCGCAGACCATGAGCAAGGTCGCGACCCGCGTGGTCGGCATGATCGACGAGCGAGACGAGGAAGGCCTCGCCGACATCCCCGAAGAGCTATACAATCCCGAGTTCGCCATGCAGGAGAACCTCACCCCGCATGATGTGGTCCTGCAGATCATGCTCCTCGACCTGTGCCGCAACGTGGGCAGCGCGGCGGACGACATCGTTGGCTTCCGCAAGTCCTCCGGCGAGGAGATCAAGAAGTCCGAAGACGAGCTCGCCGCCTTCAAGACGGAGCATTCCATCGAGGACTAACCGAGCCATGGGTATAATCCAAGTACCCAGGTATTACACGCCCAGGCCGTATCAGACGTCGGCCTGGGCGCGCCGCTTATCTGGGAAATACGACGTCTATCTCAAGATCTGGCACCGCCAGGCCGGCAAGGACTCCGACGACATCCAGTTCGGATTGAAGCAGATATACGATACGCCCGGCATCCAGTCGGCGTACGTCGGCCTCGACAACAAATGGATCCGCCGCAACATTTGGGACAAGTACATCGACGGCCGCCGCCATTGGGACGATTACCCGAAGGACATCATCGAGCCCAAGGAGACGATGCAGCAGGTCCGCATGCTGAACAATCCCGAGGGCAAGGCTCCGTCGCTCATCCAGTACATCGGCTTCAAGGAGTCCGAGTCCCTCATCGGCTCGTCGTACAACAACTTCTTCATCAGCGAGCTGTCGCTGTACAAGCGCGGCGCCTTCGACTATCTCCAGCCTATCTGGGACATGAAGAAGGCGAACGGCGAGCCGTTCCTCGTGAACGCGAACTTCACGCCCCGAGGGATAAACAACGTGGCTGCAGACTTCCTCGCCGCCTATACCGGCGAGACGGATCCCGAGGCTTGGCCGGGCGAGCACGGCCGGTGCTACGTCGACTTCCTCCCCGCGAACAAGAGCGTAGACAACGATGGCAAGCGCCTGTTCAGCGACGAGATGCTCGAGGAGATCAGGCAGAGGTACATCCGCTCGATGGGCAACGACCTCATGTTCCGCCAGGAATACCTCTGCGACTTCCTCGCCGTGAACGCTGGCCTCGTGTTCCCGGGCATCGAGGCCGTGCGCGAGCAGAAGAGGTACACGCCGTTCAACCTCGACACGAGTCGCCCGGTGTACATGGCATGGGACATCAGCTCCAAGGACAAGCAGTCGGACTGGACGAGCGCGATCATCTTCCAGTTCTACAACGGCCGCTTGTTCATCTACGATTGGTATGAGAACAACCGCAAGGCCGTAGTGGAATGCGTGCAAGAGTTGGCCGCGAGGCCGTACTTCCACCTGATCCGCGCCGCCTGCCTGCCTTGGGATTCCGACCGCTCAGGCTCTTCGAGCTCGCCGCTGGAGGAATGCCGCCGTATGTTTCCGAACATCGCGTGGCACAAGCTCGACCGCAGCTATGTGAGCGACGGCATCAACCGGTTCCGAGGATTGCTCGGCAACGCCGTCATCAATTCCGGTAAATGCGACTGGCTCATGGAGTGCCTGGAGAATTACGAGTACCGCGAATTGACGAGCGCGAACGACTGGGCAGCTACCCCAAAGCACGACCGCTATAGCCACCTCGCCGACGCCTGCCGATACGCGGCGGACTTCCTCACGCAGGTGCCGTATTACAAGGGAGTGGAAGGACGCGCGCCGTCCATGCCAGGCTACTACGGCAGCTGGGATCTGAACGGCGACGAGGAGACCACGTGGGATGACATGCCCCCGGGGATGCGTCCGAGCCGTTTCAGCAAGCTCAGGAAGAAGAAGCCCAGCGATGTGTATCCGGGCATGAAGATCGAATAAGAAAAGCCCCGAGGAATCGGGGCTTTTCTTTTTACGCCTTGAGCTTGAATTTCTTGCCGGGTTTCTTCGGCGGCATGTCTTCGCCGCCCTCTTCTTCCGCGAACGGGTTGCCCTTTCCGGCCGGCTTGCCTCCCTTTTTCGCGGCGTTCTTGAACGCGGCGGCGAAGCCTTTCTGTCCGCCTTGCTTGCCCTTTTTCTTGAAGCTCTTGAAAGACATAGCTTTCCTTTCTATCCGATGCGTTGCCACGTGTATATATTATTCGCGCCTTGCTGGTCGTCGAACCACAGCGGTTTCGAGGCGAGCAGCTTCCATTCCCCGCCGAATGAAGCCTTGGGATCATCGGGGATCGCAGACATAAAGATGGAGCCGACGGGATAGATCCTCGAGGGGATCTGGTCGATGAGCTCCTGGATCGCCTTGTCTTTGGTCTTGAGCTTGTCGATCTCGTTCTGAAGCCCCAGCATTCGCTTGTCCTGTTCGACGAATTGCTTGGAGACGGATGAAGAGAGATCGTTCAAAGCGCCAGACCAATCTTCGCCAACGGACAAAGATGCCTGCTTTATCTTCTTGGCTTGGGTGAATCCGAGATTCTTGAAGTTCGCGTTGATCTTGCGGATGATATCGGGCCGTTCATCGTTCTGATTGATTTGGTACAAGCTGACCTCAGCCATGGGAACCGTCGCTTCCGTAACTCACATTGGTCGAATGGTGAAATGAAAATGCCCCCATGTGTTTACCAGATAGCATGGGGGCGACTACAGAAAAGGATCGCGCCCTTCGATCCGGACGCTTGCCTAAGTGTACCACAAAAAGGAGAAGCCCGACACCGTGGGAGTATGCCGGGCTTCTCGAATTGGAGGCGTGCCATTGGCGTAAGAATGGATGAGATATGGCACGCCGATCATTATAGCACTAACCGACCATCGCGGGCCAGTCGTTCGAGACTTCGGCCTGCAATCGATCCATGCCATAGCCGAAGCATCCGGCGTACCAATCGCCGCCGTATGTCGTGCCGTCGTCGCAGACGGTATCCCAGTAGCCGGCATGGGCGACGTCCTGCGAGCGGTAATAGATCTGGTACCAATTCGTTCCGTCGCTCGTGTAGTAGGCCTGGAGTCCGTCGATGACGGAGCCGTCGCCGGCCGCTCCGTAGACGTAGTCGTCCTTGTCGCTTTCGTAGACCCAGTCCAGCCATCCGTTGGCTTGCGTGTGAACGCGGTAGCGGACGGAGCCCGCGTCGACCGACATGGTGATGTACCGCATCGGCTCATAAGGGATGCCGGCGAAGCCTTCGCTGCCGGTGCCGCTGTTGGTGACATCATCGAGCCAGCCGTACCCGTTGACGAATGCGGCATAGGTCACATTCGGAGAGCCTGCGGGAGTCGCGGGCTTGGTTGCGGGATGTTGGGGAGTCGGGTCTCCGGCAGTGGTGTTGCCGCTGTACTGGCCCGTAGCCATATACTCTCGGACCCCGGCCTTGAAATCGGCCCACGACTTGCCGTACTGGGCGAAGTACCCGGTCGGATCCGTGTGGTCCGTGCCGCCCCAGATATAGCGGCAATCATTGTGGCTCAAGAGTCGCTCGATGCCCCAGCCTCGGGAGTTGAGGTAGTCGCCGGCCCATTCGATTGCCTCGGCCCATTGCTTATTGAAGTCCGCCGAGTTGGTCGCATGGGCGAGCTCGATGCCGACCGTGGCATAATTTCCATTGCCGACGTGCCAGCAAAGCGCCCAGTCTGGGACCGTGTGGTAGACGACGGAGCCGTCGAGCTCCATGACGTAGTGCACGGCATAGGTGTCGTCTCGGCTCCACAGCAGGGTGTGGTTGTACGCAGACGCGCCGGGGTTGGCGGTCTCGTGGATAACCAAATACTGCGCGGAGTTGCTGCCGTGGCCGTAGCTGACCGTGTCCTCCTGCTGTGTGTACGCGAATGCGGGAGAGCACAGCGTCAAGGCGAGGACGATCGCCGCCCCGAACGCGACGGCTCGTTTCTTAATGCCAGCCACTACGCATCGCCTCGCCCAAACTTCTCTTTGAGGGCGAAGCCGTACAGCTCCCACAGCTTGTTGCGCAAGTGCTCGCGACAGATGCGGACGCCGACCTCGCGGTCGTAGTTCTTCGGGTCGACACAGCCGCTCTGGTCTGAGATCGTGAAACCGTTTGGCAGGTTCCATGCGACGACGGTGATGCCGGGGAACGGCTCCCACACCTTCTCGGAGCATTGCGCCTGGATCGCGTCGATGTCCTCCTCGGTCAACTTGTTCTTCATTATTTCCCTCCCTTCGCCTGGCTGATGCCGATGAGCGCGCCGATGAGCACGCCGAGGCTGTTCAGCGTCAGCACGATCTGCTCGGCGCACGGCATTCCCCATGCCGGGCCGACCGTTTGGATGAACACGGCGAGCGCAGGGCATGCGATCAGGCCGGTCCATTTGAGGACGTCGTACGCCTTGTCGGGAAGCAGGTAGCCGTTTTCGTCGGCGTCCTCCTGCTCCATGGCCTCGATCTCCTCCTGCTTCTTCTCTTCGTCTTCCATCTATCTGCTCCTTTCTTCTAGGAAGTACGCGCTAATGGGTGGCGCCCAGGCTCGCGAGAACCGCGCCGACTATGGCCGACACCGCTGCCAGCATGGCGGCGTCCATGGCTTTCGCCGGCTTCTGCCGCTGCTCGTCGAGCTTGTTGCCTATGTCGGTGACATTGGCGTCGACCCTGCCGAGCGTGACCGACAGGGCGGCGGTGCTGGCCCTGAGCTCGGAGATGTCGGAGGAGTTCTTCTCCACCTTCTCCTCGAGCCTGTTGATGTCGGCGCGGTCCTGCTCCTCCATCGCCTTGATGATGTCGAATTCCGGCATGTCGTCTCCTACATGTAGAATCGATGGCCCAGGCAGAGGATTCCGAGCGGTGTCGAACCGTGGTTCATGGACCATGAGGTCAAATAGATGTAGCCGTCCGTGCCGACTGCGATCTTGTCTGAGTAGTACGGTACAGTCTTATTGCCAATGAAATCTAGGGCAGCGGCGTATCCGATGAAGTTCGCCTTGGGAATCATTTTGTTTGGAACTTTCAGCTCTGTCTTGATCCACCAATTATTATTGTTCTCTCCGGGGAGATTGGTCATGACTGCCCATGCGTCGGAGAACGCATTCCAGAAAGCGTACCCTCGGACAGCGATCCAATTCAGGTCGGCGTTTGCCTCAAGATAGAACTCGCCCGTCCCGTTGCCGGGTATAGTCATCGTGAAATTCGGCGCGAACACGTCGCTGCGGTCCGCGTTCTTGGTCCAGTAGCGCGTGGCCGCGTCCTGGTCATCAACGGGGTCTTTGACGTTCGAGAGGTATCGCGTAATACCCGACGCTTTGCTGCCGATGCTGACTTGGCTTCCTTTATCTGTGAAAGATCCCATGCCGAGCGCTGTAGATTGTGCGTGAGACGCGTGCGCATTTGACCCTATTGCTATCGATCCTATTGCTCCTGCTACGCTGCTGCTGCCTACCGCTGTCGATGCGTTATTGAGTGCTTTGCTGCTGTCGCCTACCGCTGTCGATGAAGGTCCCGTTGCTGCGCTATTGCCGCCTATCGCAACGGTATTGTTTCCAATCGCTTTCACCGAACCCGTGCTTGAGAGACTCGGGTTCGTTGCAATGATCGGGAAAAGGGACCTGCCTGTATTATGGGTGATTGCTCCGGTCGTCGCATCGATGTTGATCTGGTCTACGTAGAGGGCCTCGGTGGTTGCGGCGCTTGGGCCAACGACGACATCGTCGTTGGCTAGGCTGTTGGATCTATTCGCGTAAATGAATGAGAAGGACGTTGTCTTTCCGGTGCCGATGTTGATATTCTTGTGGGCCCCTGGGCATATCGCGTTGCCATTGAATACGGCAACATAAGGCCAAAGCGTGGCGATCTCATTCAACTGCTGTGCCGTCGCCGTGGTCTTGCTTGCTATATCGATGACTTTTATCGTCTTGCCGTCGATGTATCCTTTGGTTGCGGCGTCAGACTTGTTCACAGGATCTATGACATGAGTTATGCGTCTTTTGATGGTGCTGCTTCCGACGCTGAATTCCATGCTATCGGTGCAGACTGAGTTGGCACCGATAGCAACGGATTGAGATACATTGTTGTCGATATTTACATCGGAACCGATTGCGACATTTGCGTTGGCGCTTGTGCCGACATTGATGTTTTTTCCAATACAGACTGTATCTTGAGAGATGGTTTCATCATTATTGACGAGGGCGCCAATGGAAATAGATCCATCGCCGCACGCCTTGGCTTGCGTGCCGATGGCGACAGTGCCGCCGTCAACAGCCAGGGAATTAGAACCAACGGCTGTCGCTGAATCGCCTATGGCCTGCGCTCCGCTACCAATGCCTGTGCTATTGATTTTATCGGAGACTGCGCTTATTCCGATAGCTACGCTATTGAGGCCGTTGGCGACTGAGTCATTTCCGATAGCGCAGGATTGCTCTCCGTTGGCAATTGCTTTTTTATAATTGCTGTCGCCTGGCAACGGGTTGGTTGCCGCATTCACGGAGGATGCCCCCATGGAGGCATCCAGCTTGCTCTTGAACGTCTTCAATCGGCCGAGGTCGACGACGGCGCTGTCGTTCGTGGTTGCCATTCGTTTGCTCCTTTCGTCAAAAAAAATGGCGGAGATTTCTCCCCGCCATTATACATTCGCCCTGTTGGACCCTAAAGCTTATTAGGCGCTGGCGAACATCGCGTTGATGTCGTCGTCGGTCGCGAAGGTCAGCGCGGACTGCTTTCCGGCCGCGAGGTCGTATGCCTTCTTCACGGCATGCGCGGTGGCCGCGAGCGTGGTGGACGTGGAGTCGACCGCGTCGGAAAGCTGCACGGCGCCTTTCGCGGAGGTGGTGCCGTCAGCGATGCCGATGCCCGCCGCCGTGACGGTGACGGGGCTGCCCGCCGCCGCCTCGGCGGAGATCGTCGCGCCGTCGAGCTTGATACCGTGGCCGGCGGTCAGCTTATCCTGCTTGCCGGAGACGTCGGTGGTCTGCGTGTTCGCGGACAGGGTGCCGTCTGCGGAAACGGACAGGTTCGCGCCGACCTTGATGCCGCCGAGGGCGGTCTTGGTCGCGGCGGGAAGCGAGTACACGGTATCCTTTGCGGAGATCACGCCGCCATCGATGGTGACGTTCTCGCCTGCGGTCAGCTTGTCCTGTTTGGCGTCGACGCTCGCCTTGGTCGCGATGACGTCGGTGTCGACGTAAATGCCATCGGAATCGGAGAGGATGCCGCCGTCGGTCTTCTTTTCAAGCCCGATGGTCATCTTCGTGGTTTTTGAATTGTCGACCGTGGAAGAGCTGAGGCTGACGGAGATTTCGTTATTGTTTTTGCTGGTCAGCTGAATTGATTCGATTTTTTTATCGGCGGTGGTCTGCGCGGCGGTGGCTTTGGTTACTGCCAAGGCAGCTGCCTGCAGGGCGCTATCTGCCTTGGCAGCCGCCGTGGTCGCGATGCTGTCGGGGATGGCTACCCAACTGTATCCGCTGTCGTCCGACATGTAGCGATATGCGGAGCCGGTGTCATAGTCGTAGTACACATCTCCGAGGTGCTGCTTTTTCAACTCGTCGGTTGTCCACTCATTCGCGGGGTAGTTGTCGCTTGTGGGGACTCCGCCCTGCATATACGTCTCGATCGCCGACGTGGCGATGGCCTTCACGGAGTCGACCTGCTTCTGCAGGTCGCCGACGTCTTTCGCGACCTCTGCCTTCAAGAGGGTATCGTAGGTCTTCAATCGGCCTAGATTGATCACTGCCTGGTCATTGGTTGTTGCCATTCGCTGTCTCCTTCTTCATTTCGCGGATGTCTTCATCTGTGGCGAAATCCAGATTGTCCTGCTTCTCGTTCCTGAGCTTGTCGTCTTCCTCCTTGCGCTTCGCCTTTTCATCGTCGAGCTGGCGCTGGAGTTCTTGTATCTTCCGGTCGATCTCGGCCTTCGCCTCGTCGAGCTTCGACCAGTTGATAGCCATGTTGCCGTCCTGGTCGACCGATACCTCGTCGCCGGATTTCACTCCGCCGATCAGATCTTTGGTCGCTACCGGGACCGCGAACGGGATATACCCGCGGATCGTGAACACGACGGCGTCCTTGGTGGCCGGGCCTCCTACGTATTCGACGTACCCGAACGCCAGCCCTCGGTTAGCGGTGGCGGCGCATGGGAACATGACGACGTCGCCAGGACGCGGGGTCGGCTTGCTCGGCCAGTTCTCCCGCCCGAACAGGACGAGGTCGCCGACCGTGGTCTGGAAGGTCCCGTCGGCGCTGTAGTCGCGGGGCTCTTTCAGCAGGTAGATGGTCGAGCCTGGCGAGCCTCCGGGGATATACGCCTCGTATTCCTTGGAGATCCCGCCTTGCGAGACCTTGATGACGAGGCGCGCCGGCTGGCCGGGCGTGAGGTCTCGCCAATCCTCGCCGACGAACTCGAAGGTCGGGGGCGCCAGGTTCGGCGATTGCCATTCGAGCTCCCCGGTTTCCGTGGAGTAGAGGCCGAACGAGACGTTGCCCGGCTCGTCGACGACGTTGCCGACGAACAGGCCGTCGCCCTTGGGGCCTCGCCCGATCGCGGACAGCAGGGGCACCTGGCGCTGCGCCGAATTCGCCCAGTAATCCGGGTCGACGTAGTCGGCCGACTCGCAATGGTTGTGGAGCTGCGGCTCCCCATCGCATCCGTAGTAGTCGTGCGGTTGGCTCATGTCATTCCTCCCTTCCTGTTCTCGGGGACACGGCCCAATCGTTTCCGTCGAATCTGAATCCTTGGGAGCTCGACGGATCGCTTTCCCAATTCTTCACGTCGTTCCAGCCGCCATTGTATCGCGACAGGCGGCCGCCGCTGCGGTTGTGGCTCCATACTTGCCCGTCGATCCATCGGCCCCACGGGTAGTAGGAGAAGATCTTCGGGACCCAGCTTCCGCTGATCATAATCTTTGATGCGGTGACCGTGGCGAAGTTGAACTCGCCGCTCTTGTTCTTCACTGGGAACGCGACGTAGATGTAGAAATACGTCGAGTGGTCGCCCTCAAGGTCCTTCACGTTGCCGACGTAGCCGAAGTCGTATTTCCCGCTGGTCGGGATATCGGTGTCCCCGACGCTGAGGCTCGGCGCTCTCGGGAAGTCAAAGGTCGCGTTCGACTCGACCGCGTAGCCTCCGTTTCCCGACGGGTCGGGATCGACGGTCATGTTTCCGAGCTCCCATGCTCCATTGGGCAATTCGTTGACGCTGGAGATCGTGAAGCTGTGGGGGGCTATGCCCCAATACACCGTCCATGGGGACTTGCCTTTTGCGAGCTGGCGGTTGCTGTGCCCGCAGGATCCTCCATTGAGGGCGATATACACGTCGCCCTCGTCCGTGCATGCCACGCGGATCTTGGCGTTGCATCCGAAGTAGGCCGAGCCGAAGCCCGACGCGCCCGGGATGTAGCAGCATGACGGCGCGTCGACGTTCCCCCAGTCTCCGCTGTCGATGGTCGCGCTCTCGACGAGCGTAACGGTAGCCATGGCTACTCTCCCTTCAAGTCGCCGTAGGCGTCTCCGTCGTGGGTGAGGATCGCGTTTCCTCGGCCGCTCGAGAGGACGTTGATGTTGCCGACGGGGATCTTGTTGGAGTTGGGCCACGTGATCGAGCCGGTATCGGGATCGATGGTGCCGCCGCCGTAGATCTTGTTCAGGATGTCGTTGATGGCGTTGCCCCATTTCTGGTTGGCCTTGCCCAAGTCCTCGTTCGCCTTGTCGAGCGCGTCTTCCAGGGCCTTGATGCGGTCGCGCAGGATCTCGTCGCCCTCGTCCACGTAGCCCTTGACGGTGGTCTCCGTGCTCGGCGTGCTTCCGTCGGTCGACCCCTTGTCCTTCTTGATCGGGTGCGACCAGTTGCCGGATGCCCCGCCGTCTTCGGGGAAGTTCGTATCTCCGATTCCCGCGCCTCCGAAGCCGAGGTCCTTGTGGATGTGCTTCTTGTCCTCGGAATCGCGGCGGTCGATGTACTCCTTGAGGTTCGAGTCTGGGAACGTCGCGTCCGGGATCGGCGAATTCTGGATGATGTCGCGGATCTTCTCGACGGAGATGCCGACGATCTTCGCGATGTCGTCGACGTTCGGCGCGTCGAGGTCGCCGCCGATTCCGTACTGCAGGTTGACGGACCACGGGTCGCCCGGGTTCGGCGCGTTGAACTGCTCTCGCGTCCAGCCGTCCGGGTACACGAGCTTGCCGTGCTTGTCGCTCGTCAGCTCGCCCGCCTTGTATTGGGACGACGTGACTGTGGGGTAGTTCCACTCGGCCTCGGTCGTCTTCTTGAGGAACAGGTCGCCGACGCCAACACCGACGATCCCATCTACGTCGGCGGTGCCGTCGTCGTCGGCGTCCCAGATATACGGGATGGCCGGCGTGGTCCACGTCCACTCTGGGCGACCGGGGCGGACGAGGCGGAACGTGATCGTGAACGTCTGCGGGCTCGTGTACGGGCGCAGGTTGTACTGGTACATCAGCTCGCCGCCGTTGATGTTCTCGCTGACCCAGTCGGTCGTCCACGTCTTGCTGGCAGCGTCGTACGTGGCTCCTTCCAGGTACGTCTCGTTCTTGGAGTCGTGCTTGATCGAGACGCGGTAGGAGTCGCCTCGCAGGCCTCGGCCGACTTGCGAGATCAGCGGCAGCTGGTCGTCGCACAGCGGGGCCGGTGGCGGCGGGCATGGATGGCGGCGGCGGCTTCCGCAGCCTTTGGGATCTTCCATCTTGCGTCCTTTCTATTTCTTCTCGTATATGGCCGCGGGGATGATCACGAGCTCCCCGACGGAGACCAGGTCCCGGCGGTCGGCCGCGATCGCGAACACCGAGAACCGGCGCGAGACGCATTGGTCGACTGCCTCTGGGCTGACCACGTCGAACACGACGCGGACGATCCAGTCCTGGTCGGGATCGATCGACGCCTCGGCGACGATGCCATCGGGCGCCTTGCCCGCCCAGGCTACCAGGGCCCCGGTGTATCCCTCGTATTCGCTGGACAGATGGATCGGGACTAGGCGGCTGCCGTCGAGCAGCCTGCGCACCGGAGGATGCCCGCCCATCATTGTGTGCGGAGGCTCATGCCAGCCGGCCTCGAACGGCTCGTACAGCTGGCACGATCCGTCCGGGCGCTTCGGGTCCGGCCATCCGCGGTGGTCGTGGGCCGGGCGGTCGTGGTGGTGCATGCGGATCGGCGCGTGGGCTTCCTGGTAGAAGCACGGGATCGCCAACCGCGCCGTGGTGCCGTTGTATGCGTAGACCTTGAGCGGCGTCGCCATGTCCACCATCGTGCGGCGGGGACGAGGCGGGGCCGCGTCGAAGGAACGGTATCCCATGTCTGCTCCTTTCTCTAAACGATGATTGCCTTGCGGATGTCATTGTAGTCCTTGAACGTCGGATGGACGTCCCCTGCGGAGCGGTGGGACACGCTGTCGTCGAAGCCCCAGACGAGGCCGACGCGGTTGCTCATGGTGTACAGCTTCGCCATGAAGTGCGTCATGCGGAACCTGGCGGTCCCCTCGAATATCAGCTTGTAGCTCTGCAGGCGCAGGTCCACGCGCATGTACTCGCGCAGGTTGTGGATCGATTCGCCGTGGGAGATATGCTTCTTCACCTTGATGTCGCGGCCAAACTGGTCGACTCCGACCAAGGTGACGTCCATGTCTCCCATGAAGTAGTCGAAACGGAACTCGATCTGACACAGGTATTGCCAGCCTTGCTGCGGTATCTGCGCGGACAGCTCTCCGGTGTCCATCCGGAACTCGAAGTTGGCGACTTGCTGGGGGCTGTCGTTCGCGGTGGTCGGCAGCAGGTACGCGGAATTCGCGGTGACGATGCCGATGCCCTCGCGAGCTCCCTCGTAGTCGATATGGAGCATGTCGATGATCTGCTCGGGCACGTCGAGCGTCACGGTCCACCAGGACTTGCCGTCGATGTCGTAGCAGAACAGGAGGTTGTCCAACCCTCCCAGCCCGTCGCCGAGCGCGAGGTAGATGATGCCGTCGTTCTCGAGCAGCACGCTCCCGCGCAATCTTTCGCCCAGGCCGATGCTGTCTGTGAACACCGGCTTGATCGGGTCGCTGACGTAGTTCGCGCGGATCTGGCTGTTGTATTCCATGGTCATCGTGGTCAGCGCGAGGCCGTAGCGTGAGACGGAATACAGGCCGTCCTCGCACACCTTGGCTCCGTGGAAGCTCTTGCATCCGACGGCGCCTGCGACCTGCTCCGCCTGCCACGACTTCATCGACTGCTCGTTGGACACGGTGATCGTGTTTTCGACGAGGTTGAACCTCTGCTCCTTCATGGAGTTCGCGGAATCGCAGAGCATCGTGACGATGGAGTTGCCCGATTGCGTCTTGTATTTGCAGACGTAGCGGATCTCCTGCCCGGTGCCCGGCTCGATATCGATGAAGCCGCCGCCGGTTCCGTTCGAGATGCTGAACAGGTTGCCCGGGTTCCCGCCGATGTACAGGCGGTACGGCTCCTCCTTGCTTCCCCAGAAGTACATGCGGCCGTCGATGTTGCACATGCGGCTCACCGGGGCGCCCTTGGTGTAGTTCTCCGTGGGGGCGATCAGGTTCGCCGTCGGCCACATGGACGTGGCGTCCAGGTATCCGAGCCATGCGTAGGACCACTCGGAATCGGATTCGAGGACGTCGGTGCGGCCCATGAAGAGCAGGGACGACGCGTTGTCGGCGCTGTAGTACAGCTCGATCGCCTTGATGCCATAGCCTTTCGGGATCGAGCCCTTGATCTGCAGGTAGCAGCCGGCGTGCCATTCGTCCATGGGGGAGCTCGAATAGAACGTCAGGCGGTCGGCGACCTTCGTCGGGCCGTATTTGTTGACGTAGGTGTAGGCGACGTCCGTGCGGAACGGGCATTCGTCCGTCATGCCTTGCGACAACTTGAGCGAGCCTCGGGCGACAAGGTTGTCCATGGTCAGCGGGGAGGGATCGGGGACCATCACGGCGTTGGCGATCTCATGCGCGGACGCGTCGCCGGTCCACAGCTCGTTCTCCTCGGTCGCTCCGATGAGCTTGCCATCGTAGTAGTCGAGGGACTCCCACGAGTGCCCGGCGGACGTCTTGTCGTCGAGCTTGACGAAGGAGTCCATCGGCTTGCCCTGGTCGAGCAGGCTGCCGTACGCGATGCGGCCGTCTTCTGTGGCGATGTACAGCTCGCCCTCGATGAGCGCGCACGCGTCGGTGAACTTGGTCCCGGCGGGCGCGTCGAACAGCTTGACGATGTTGTTGCGCGTCTCGATGGTCTTGACGCCCTGGGTGACGCCGGCGTTGTTCTGCACGACGAAGTAGTTCATCTGCAGGTCGGTCTGCTCGTCCCTGTCGACGTCCGCGTCGATGCCGAATCCGTGCGGCGAGTATTGGAAATTGCAGCCGGCGAAATCGCGGAACGTCTGGATGCGGGGCTCGTTGTTCGCCGCGCGTCCCTGGCCCTGCGCCGGTCGCTTGCTCTTGCCTTTGTTGTTCGCCATGGGCCGCCCTCCTTACAGGACGGAGACGTAGCCGAGGGCGCACGTCTCGTACGTGTCGGGCGTGGTATGCGCGGAGTCGTTCTCGCGGATCGCGGACAGCAGGCGTGTGGCCTCGTCCGTGAGCGGCTGGATCATGTCCGAGCAGCTCGGGTCCGCGTACGCGCGCTTGGCGGCCGTGCGGGCCACGAGGTAGTACGGGTCCGGCATCCACTTGAACATGACGTCGTCGTACGCCTTGGGGCAATGGTCCGGGCAGTCGTCGCCGCAGATATGCAGCGGCTCGATGTAGCTGACGACGTCGGTCTCGAGGAAGCCGCCGAGCTCTCCCGGATGCCAGGGGTGGTTGAACGTGAGCGTGTCGCCTACGAACGTGGCGCGCTGCCCGGTCTCAGGGGCGTTGAGGCGGCCGCATCCATCGAACATGTCGACGTACCGGCGGTTGGACGTGCGCGCCTCCTCGAACGGGATCTGGTACGTGACTGGGCCCTTGTGCAGGCGGACGGCGTCGCCGTACCCGGTGCACAGCTTGTAGGCCCCGTCCGGGATCTTCACCTCCTGCGGCAGGCCGAAGCGCCCGTTGCGCGCCGGGCCGATCTCCCAGCGCTCGCGCAGGAAGTTCCAGTCGGCTTCCTTCTGGAACTCTTGGAGGACGAAGTTGGCCTCCATGACGACTTCCTTGAACTTGTCTGACTTGGAATGGAACGAGCCCTCTTTGGACTCGTCCACGTCGAGGCGAACCTTGTACACGGCATAGAGCACCTGCTGCACGAAGTCCGCGATGGTCATGCCGCGCGACATGGCTACTCCTCCTCGTCGTCTTCGTCGTCGCCGGGCTTGCCGAAAGGCTTGCCCTTCTTATCGTCGGGCTGGCGCTCTGCCACAGAGTCGTCTTCTTTATCGCCGTGAGTCTCGCCACAGCTCTCGCCGTGCGCTTCGAGGAACTGCTCGCACATTTCTTTGATGGAGCAGATGAGTCCGACGGCGTCCTCCTTGGGCATCGGGACCTTGGTTCGGCCGTGTTGGCCCGGCTCCTCCGGGGACACGCCCATGATGAGGGTCATGACGTCCTCGTCGAATGGCATTTCCTTGGTCATCTCTTACCTCCCGTTGAATCGATTCATCAGTTTGCTGAAATAGTCGTTCCCGCCTACCTTGTTGCGCGTCGCGCCCTGGCGGTTGTCGGGCATCAGGTAGCCGGAGACGGTGGCGTTGTTCTGCTTGATGTCGCCTGCGCCGCTCCACACGTCGCCGCTGTTCAGGTTCGCGTCGCCCTCGCCCGCTTTCGTGTAGAGGTTCGGGTTGATGTTGTTCAGGTTCGCGCTCAGGCTCGCCTCGACGTCGCGGATGCCTTTCTCGGCGTTCGTGACCGCGTCGCGCTTAGCCACCTGGTTCTGGTTGTAGCTGTCCTGGTAGCTGTTCTCGACGGTGTCCTGGTTCTGCTGGAGCTGCGCCCAATAGGTGTTGTTCTCCTTGTCGTTGCGATTCTCCAGCATGTCCATGAGGTTGCCGACGGAGCTGCCGTTCATCGCCTGGTTCATGGAGCCGAGCAGGCCGATGGTCGCGTTCTGCAGGTCGCGCTGCGCCTCGAAGCGGTCGGCGGACGCCTTGCGGCTGTTCTGCTTGCGCTGCACGTCGGCGAGCGCGCGGTTCTGGCGGTTGGCGAAATCGTACGTCTCGAGCTGCTTTGACAGCTGGTTGCGGATATCGTCGGCGTTTCGCTTAGCCAAGTCTATCTGGTTGTTCGCAGCGGATCGCTCGCGGTCGGTGATCTCGCCGGCATCGTAGTCCGACATCTTGCCTCCTTTCGCATAAGAAAAGGGGATGGGGGCCTGATGGCATCCCCACCCCCTCGGTTGGCAGTTTCAACCAGCTTCTATTCCTGGTTGACGGTGACGTGGACCTGGACGGACTTGGTCGTGTCGCCGGCCGCGCGGAACGTCACGTTCGCCTCGCCGACCTTGAGGCCGGTGATGACGCCGTCGGGAGTGACCTTCGCGACGGTGCCGTCGGAGCTGAACGCGGTGAAGCCCTTGTCGTAGGCGCCTTCGCCGGACACGGTCACGACGGGCGCGACCTGCTCGCCGACCTTCATCGTGACGGCCTGCTTGTCGACTTTGATGCCCGTGACCTTCGGGTCGACGTGCTTGTTGTCGACGAGCTCGACCTTGAGGCTCGGGGTGCCAACGTTCTCCTCGGCGTCGACGATGAGCAGGATGCCGTGGGAATACTGAGGGATGACCCAGGCGTCATGCTTGACGTCGAACACGAGCTCGGTGAACTTGCCGCGGGTCTTGCCGCGGTCGGTCTCCATGTTGCCGTACTCCTCGCCGAGCTGGGCAGCGGGGCGATACACGGCCATGCCGATTACCTGTCGGCGGGTGATCGGGGCGACCGGGCCGGTAGCGGTCGGCACGCCCTGGCCGGGGTAGCCCTGCCACGGGAAGGAGTCGACGGTAGCGGTCGGGTTGCCGGCGGTGCCTGCGGGAACGGACCAGTTCACGTTGGCCTCGTCCTCGGAGACGGCGGTGCCGTAGTAGGGCGCGCCGGAGGGCATGGACATCGGGTAGTTGGTCACGACGTTCTTGAACGTCTTGGTGTCCGTGTCGAAATAGGTGCCGATGTAGTTGGTCGCGCGGGTTCGCGTGGCGGCTGCGAGCTCGGTCTGGAGCTTGATGACGCCCTCGGGAGCCTTGATCGAGTTGATGACCATGTCGAACGCGGCCTTGCCGTCGGCGCTGTGGACGACGTTGTTGTTGGCGTCCAGGTAGACCTTCGGGTAATACTGCGACGGGATGGAGAAGTCGAAGTCCCAGCCGTAGAAGCGCTCGAAGCGGCCCTCGACCAAGGCGTCGTACGCCTTGTCGGACGCGGGAGTGGTGCCGGGCACGCCGATGAGATTGCTCAGAAGGTCGTCCTTGTACGCCTTGTCGAGCAGGATGACGCGGTTGTCCTCAGGGATGAACAGGTTGGTCCATGCGACGTCGATGGCGTTGAGCATGGGTCGGACGTTCAGGGAGTCCCACTCGATCGCCTTGATGGGGGCGAACTCGGGCTGGAAGGACAGGCCCTCGTAGGGGCCGGGCGACGCGATCCACTGGCCGTCGCAGTCGAACATCGCGCCCTCGTTGGCATGGGTCTGCACGAAGCGGCCGGAGATGTGGCCGTTCGCGATGGCGAAGAAGTTGTACTTGTCGATATGGGGGCCGAGGATCTCCTTGTCCCAGATCGCCTTCGCCTTGTTGATGGTCTCGGCGGTGGACATGTAGGCCTCGCCGCCGGTGTAGGCGGAGGACTGCTTCGCGTTGCCGAAGTCGCCGATCTCGCCATGGTACTGCTTCTCGTCGAAGACGCGCCATGCGATCGACTTGTGCTGGCCGCTGGTGAAGACGCGGCGCGTGAAGCGCACGGTCTGGAACGGGCCGTAGGCGGATGCGCCCCAGCCGTCGCGACCCGCGACCTCTGTCGAGCCGGGGCCGGTGAGGCCGTTCAGTCGGCGGTCGTCGTAGTCGAAGATACGGTCGGATACCAGGATGTCGTCGTAGGCGTACGCCTCCTGGTTGTTGGCAATCTTAACGCCCTTGCCGGTGAAGATGCCGATGGAGTAACGGGCGGGCAGGAGGCGATTGTCCTCGATTGCCGCCTTGTTCCAGATCATCGGCGAAATGGGTTGAGCCATCATAGCTCCTTTCTTTTGCCGTTTTGACGCCGGGTCGGCATCATTCTACGCATGACTATATAGCAAGCAAGCTTTGATATAAGTCCTCATCGCTTGCGGCGCTACCTTCGGGAAGCTCCGGGATCCCGTTCTCGTCGACGGGCTGGTCCGGCATTGTCTGCTCTTCGGGGGCTTGGGCGAAGATGTCGGGCGCCTGGCCCTGCTCGGTCGGCTGCTGCTGCGCGTCCATCTGCGCCTGCATGCCGTCGATCTGCTGCTGCTGGGCATCCATCTGCTGCTGCATTCCGGCGAGCATGTTCTTCGCGATCTGCGTCGAGAGGCTCTCCGCCAGGGTGGACGAGATATCCGTGTTCGACAGCTCGAGCATCCGCATCGCGCACGGGAGCAGCACGTCGTTCTCGATGACGCGGCGGTTGTCCTCGCTCCATCCGTTGAGATTCTGGATGAACGGCTGCACCATGGCGGTCAGGCGGTCGAGCTCCTGATCCTCCTTCTTCTGGATGAGCGAGCCGGCGCGGACCGTGAAGCCGATGCTCTCCACCGACAGCCCGTCGAAGTCGATGGAAACCTTGTTGCCGTCGATAAGGTCCTCGCGGCCGATGTCGTACAGGCGTCGGCGGGTCTCCTCATCGACGGCCATCTGGTGCACGCCGCCCATCGAGTTGACGTACATGCGCAGCGCCTGCACGGCCCATTGCTGGAAGAAGCTCTCGACGCGCTTCTGGTATTGGTTGATGTTGATGGTCTTCTCGGCAACCTGCTGGTCGACGCCGGGAGCCGTCTTGGAATAGCCGGCCCCGGAATCCTTGGCGATCGTGCCGTCCGCGACGTTGAGGTTGCGGACCATGGCGGCGGCCACGGCCTCGCGCGTGGTCGACCAGTTGGAGAGGATCGAGTTCTCGATCTTCACCGGCTCGACCTTGACCTGGTTCGGGTTGTTGCCGAGGTTCCAGATCTTGCGCGGCTCGTACTTGTAGCTGCTCGGGTTCGTCTCCCAGCCGCTCACCATGATCGGAGGCTCCATGGCGAGGAGCAGGTTCTTGTACGCGCTCGTCTGGAACAGGTCGTTGAACTGCTGGTCGGCGAGAAGGAACTCGACCTGGCTCACGCCGATCGGGAAGTCCATGTCCGGCTCGAGCACAAGGAAGTTCCAGGGGATGCCACGGCGCGGGTCGTAATTCGGAACCTTGCGCCATTCGCAGTTCAGCGCTGGGCAGAACGTGGTGAACTCCTTCGCGCCTCGGCGGTATTCGGTGATGAGCTCGAGCGACTGCAGCGCGGTGGAGCCCTTCATCTTGTCGGCCATGGCCTCGCTCTCCCATTGCTTGCCGGAGAACATGTCCTCGTCGATGACGCAATGCACGGCATCCTCGTTGTACGTCGGGTCCTTCACGTTGCCCTCGCCGTCGAGCAGGGCGAGCACGTCGTCCTTCGTCATGTAGCTGCGGTGGTAGACGACCTCCGGGCGGCAGATGTCGGTGCAGTCCGGGTTGATGAACACGTCGCTCCATTGCTCCAGGGAGAACTTCACGCGGGCGTCGCCGTCGAAGTCCTCCTCGAAGCCGGTGCGAACGGGGGCGAACGCGTACACGAAGGACATCTTGAACGCCTTGGTGAGGTTCGCCATCATGTCGATGCCCTCGATCTCGGAGACCATGATCTTGTTCTCGAATAGGTATTCGAGGAGGATGTGCTCGACGGAGGCCTGGTCGTACTGAGTGACGAGCTCCCCGTCGGGCACGCGCTGGATGGTGTCGGCGAGCACCTTGCGCAGGATGTACTGCGTGGAGCCCTCGGAGAAATACTTGGTATTCCCGCGCTTCACCGACCACTCGTGGATCGACTTGTTCTTCGCGAGCAGGCCGTACAGCTCATGGTGGTACGTGCGGCGCTGCATCTGCGATTTCGCCGCGTCGTAGCGCGCGTGCATCTTGGCGACCTCGCTGGATTTCAGCTTGCTCTTGTCTACGTTCCAACGCTTCTCGCTTGCGAGCATCTACATGTCCGATCTCTTGTATGCTTCCCGGCTGCCCTTGGTGTAGAAGGCGGGTCGCAGGTAGGTTGTGGTTGCCTTGTACGGGGCCTTGATGTTGAGGCCCCTCGCGGTCGTATTGTACACGCGCTGGGGGGCGCTATATATCTTGGGCGAGTACGACGAGCCGCCGCCCCTGCTGTAGCCGTAGCTGCGGCT